GAGGTCGTATTCACAAGTAACTCTCCAGATGAGGATATGCGCAATCTTTCAGTAAGTGTGCCACCGTCTGTACTAGTTGCAAACGTCATAATACTACCAGAATTACTCCAAACATTTGCATAACTTCTTATTGCAGATTGTCCAATGCTTGTAAGACCACTATGATCATTACCTAATTTTAATTCTGTATAATATGAATAAGATGCCCCTCCAGCATCATATAATGGAGCAGATAAAAATAAGTTTATGGAATTAGCTGATGTGGATGAATGTACTTTTGCACCGGGAGATGTTGTGGATATACCAACATTACCCCCTGCGGTTATTACCATTCTTTGTCCGCTTACATCTGATTTTGTCCAAAATTGTATATCTTTATTAGTTGATGAACTACTACTTGATACAATTCTCATTATATCTGGGTCACTATATATATATGCATTAGGAGAATAACCGCCACCAAAAGCAGTAGTGTGCCCCCCTACATACACATTCCCATTCACTTGTAGCTTATAGTCCCCTGCATCAGAGGTCGTGTTCACAAGTAATTCGCCAGCGGACGTGATGCGCATGCGTTCGATAACACCAGAGGCATCTCTGGTCATCATAATCATTGCACCAAGATTAGTACCAGCACTCTCTCCTACTACTCCGATTCTTGCCACTGGATTAGATGATTCGTTATCGGTGCTAGACTGAAATGTAATAACAGAACTATTTATACCTCCTGCGTTAGTAACATTATATATTCTTAATGGTGCTTGTGATGAAGATGTAGTATATGCACCTGATATAGACGCTTTTATATCTAAATTCGTGACTGGATTTGTAGTACCTATACCTACATTCCCCGTATTTCTGTTAATAAACATATATTGTCTATTAAAACCAACAACACCAACACTTGCATTAAAACTTAAACCATCATTTGTATCATCATAACTTATCCCAACAAAAGCAGAAGCATTATTATACTTTTGCCATTCTATTGAATTACCATATGTTCCGGCTGCTGTACTTGTGTTAATTGCTAACTTATAAACCGGGGAAATCGTACCTATACCTACATTTCCCCCTGATGTGATACGCATACGTTCGGATGGTGTTCCAGATGCAGCAGGCGTTGTAAAGAATTGTAGCCTTGCTGGCATAACATTTGACGATGGCGTACCATCTATCGAAGATTCAATCGTGGCACCCGGAATAAATGCAGAGCCATCGCTACCAAAAAAACCTAAGCGACCTAACTGGTCTGCATCCTGTAAAATAGTATGGCTTCCCTTTGTCGAATTTCTTGATTTTGTAAATCCTATTACCGAGCCAAAACTATTATTTTGAAAACGTTGAAATATACCAAATCCGGCATCACCAGCTACTTGCAAAATAGGTGTTGTGCCATATACTTGATTTGTCACGGTAGTACCAATACGTAAACTACCAGACGATGCCCCTATATCCGCGCCTGTTGTGTTGTATATGCTTCCAGCAACCTGTAGTGCGTATGCCCCGGCGTCAGAAGTTGTATTTACAAGTAATTCTCCAGAGGAATTTAAAAGCATCTTTGTTGATGAACCTGTTGCAAAATTTATATTACCATTTGCATTAAAATCACCCATATATGCAGTCGCAGAACTACCACCAAACTTGACTGCATAATAAACGGGTACTGTTATATCTCCGTTTACATTTATAACATTGAAGCCTTCACTAATAATACTATTTCCTATTGCACTTTGAGAAGTAAACTTTGGTATGTAGTTGGTAGTGCCTGTTCCTGTAATACCTGTAGATATGACACCGCCCAGGCTATCTACCGCTTTCTGCACCCTCGCCCTCGTAGCCATAGCAGCTGTATCCACCAGCAACGACTGACCGCTCTTCGTCAAGCCATAGCCAGCAGCACGCACATAGGGAGAGAGCATCGTCAGCGTGTCAATCTTCCGTAGATAAGGAGATAGCATTGTAGCCGTATCGACCTTGCGTAGATATGACGTCAGCATGGATGCGGTGTCCTGCTTAGATATACCTGTCTTAATCCATTGGTATCCTGTCCATAGATAAGCCGTAGAATCGGTCAGAGAATAGCGCACAGCCCCAGTATCAGTAGGCGTAGTAGACATCTTTGGCAAGAAAAACATTGAATCTGCCTTAAATCTCGGAGCAGAAATTAACAAGCCAGACTCTGACATCCTAGAATCAGTAATGACCGTAGAGGAAGTAGCCTTTGGTATTTTGCCAGAAGTCACAGTACCGGTAATGTACTGACCGCTAGATCCTGCCATATCTGACCATTGTACCCTGACTGAATCCCAATAAAGATATTTGTTCTTCTGAACGGAAAATATAAGTAGACCGTTCCTTTTGCTGTAGGAAAACGTAGCCGTATCTACTACCATAGGGGGCATCATACCCTTTGTTGCGCCAAAACGCGGACCTACTGAAAAATAGGCAGCAGTATCAGTAACAGCATTCCTACCAACAGACATTTGGTTGCGGAATACATAGTCTGGCACAGGATTAATTTGCTGCGCTTGTGACACAAAAAACGCAAAAAGTGAGCAACAAAATAGAAAACGCTTCATTTTTGGAAGATTTTTATTGTTTCGCCTACATTCAAATTGCCATTAAACCAAACTCGCTGATTGTAATAATCTATTACGCACTCTCCAGGATTGACATTCCCAATGGCCGGAATCTCAGTCAAAGTTGTAGTATTTGTTACGCTATCAGTATATGTGTATGTTGCATTAGGCTCAGATAAATATCCTAGTGGTGTGACATTTAATGGCAGTACTGTTACTGCATTGATAGCATAGTTTGCAGCCACAGCAGGTAAATTTGGAAATGCTGTGGTAGATTCTGCTTCTACCAACATATAATACTTACCAGCATATTCACTATAATATCCCTTTTTATACTTTTCTGCGCCAAGCACAATAGTAGGATATGTAAAATCTCCTGTAATTTGTACTTGTAGCCTATTTCCCGATATAGCAGTTGTGGTGACTGTGGTTCCGCCAGGAAAAGCTAAGGCATTTATAGCAGCCTCTATGCCATTTCTGACATCTTGTACTGTATTACCAGCTTGCACCTTGTACTTAGCAACTAAATTACCAAAATAAATAGAATAAATTAATCCTACTGTAGGAGAAGGACCAAATTCATATACAGTATCAATCGATCTTGGGTCAAGGACAAAGTTTTCTGTTATAGCAATAATATAGTCGTTAGCCGTTATCTGTGTAGGTTTGACTTGATAGTACAAATATGTGTAAACGTCTACGCCTATCGCTCCACCAGAAAAGGTAGTGCCATGCTTTATTCCTATGCCATTACGGTCAACAATGGTGACGTTTGCAGCATATACACCAGCTATGGAAATATATGGCTGTGATATGACAACTTTATATGCTAATGCCTTGTACATCAATCTACATATATGACAACAATCCATTCACCTACACCTAACGGCATACCAAACTCAAAACTGCCGGTAGCAGTAATATATTTTACCTGTGAACCTGTTGGTACGCCTGCAAATATAACCTCTAGGCCTATACCATTTCTGCGTACATCAAGTACCTCATCATTAATAATATCAGGATTCGATATTGTTGTTTCACCACCAGTAGCATTGTATTCCCAAGCATCGACATCTGTGCCACCTGGATCTGGAGCAGTCTGTATAAATGCAGGATCAGATGTCATTGTCATTGACATAGAATAAGTCGCAACACCTCCAGCTTCTGTTTCTATGGTAAAATCATCTACAAGGCAATTTACCTCATAGGTGCGACTATTATTATTGGGGTCTGTTATTACATATTTAGTCAGAACTTTTTTGCAAGCAAGTTGATAATCAAGTAAATCTATAGGGCTATAATTATTAGCACCTGCGTTTATTTTAATAAGACCTGATGTACTAATAGTGCCTGTAATTCTAGCATATTCATAGGCCCTCCATTTACCGCTTAAATAAGGAGCAAGTTCAAGTTTATCTGTAGTTATGCTAATTGTGGCCGATGTTCCACAGGCAATAGGATAATAGGCAGACCCAAGTTTATGGTAAATCACAATGCCGCTTGCCTTGACTATATCAGACATAAAGCAAAATTATTATCTATTAAAAAATACGTCAATTTTACGAATGTCATACGCATCAGGCAATATATTAGTGTCAATGTCTTCATCCCAAATTTCTAACAAATCTGCACTCCAAGTACAGTTCATAAAATCAATTTCACGCATATTGACAATCGCATAGGTTTTATCTGGATCATCATCGACAAACCTGACAGTATTTATAATGCCTATAGGGTCATCCTTTTGCCATTCAAGCCCAAAGAAATTAGCTTCAATATAATTTCTGTAACGCCTGTTTATAAATAGACGTGAACGCGAATTTTGTTCTTTAAAGTCAAATAAATATGCAGGAAGGTTCTTGTTATACCATACACTCGCGGTCTTGGTTATTCCATCTGATAAATATATTGTTCCCTTATAACCATCATATCCATTGTCAAGATATATTTGTGATTCGCTAATTTTATTTAAATTTTTTTGTATTGTCCATTTAATATAGCTTCCACTTACAGTTCTAAACCTTAATATATCTATTGGTGGTATAAAATTTATGTTTAAGTCCTTAAATAGCTTGTAATATGAACCAGTTGACTTTCTTACACAAAGTCTAATAATAAGAGTACCCGAATATGGTATAGTTATTTCTTTCTCTACTTTTTGGAACTCTACATCTTCTTTGTCAACAATTGTTTTGGTTATATAGTATTTGCTAGGATTTTGTATAGGTGCAGGTAAAATAAATTCTTCCCATGTATTTAAATTTGTATAAGCATATGTTATGTTAGCCGTGCTAACTAAAAGAATTTGTGCAACTCTATCTACTGAACCAATCTGTCCGGCATTTATATCGGCCCACTTTTGCAAAAAATTTATTTTCATCAAATAATTTGCAGTAACTTTTGTTTCACAACTCTGTATATATGAATCCTGGTCATTGTCTTCGACTTCTACTTTTACATATTCATCTTCAATACCGACCCCTAGCAATACATATCTTTTAAACTCTTTAGTACTCAAAAATACTGTTGGACCAGGCAAATCTTTTTTGTGTACCCAACTGTCGACATTATAGATAAAATTAATAACATTATTAACTGTTATTTCCGATGTAAAATCGCCAGACTGAAATGATTGATTACATACGGCTTCTTCTTCTGGTTCGTATTCAAATTTTACAATAGTATCTTTTGACGGTTTGTTGAGTGATCTAATCATTTCAGGCATTATGGGTTTCACTAACTGTTCTACGCCAACATTAAGCATAAATCTATCTAAGATGTTTCCGCGAGAACCAAAACTTGGTGTGTTATCTTTAAATCCAGAAAGAGTGCCTGCTTGTGGTATAAACAATTCTGTAAGTCTTAAAATCCACCATTGCCCTTTATATTGAAAAATTGTTTGATTGAAGGCACTGTTAATTTTTTCTATTACAGTATATGAATCTTCAAAAACTCCAGGGTCAGATTGAAATGTTTGAACATCAACCTTGCATTGGTCGAGACCAGTCTGCTTGTTCCCATCATTCATTCCTATATAATACAGATTGCTAATTACATTCCAAAATTCTGTGACCTGTGCTGTATTCTGCATTGCATATTTTAGCAAAGAATAAAGAGTATATCTGCCTACTAATGCGTTACCGTCATCGTCTTGTAATTTTACATTTTTCAAAGATCCAAATCCATCGTCTGCCCTTATAGTGATAATATGATTCTGTCCAATCCAATTTTCTGATATATCATCTTGCGATACAATACCATACCAATATGCCCCATAATATCCATATGTGAATATTACCTTCATTGCTTTATCATCATCTTCAACAAAGAAATCATTTATGTTAACACCGCTTGCAGATGCTAATATCTCTATTGTTGCCTGCTGTGGCCTAATTGGTTTAAATAAATCTTTGTCAACATTAAATTCTTGTAACACAAATGGTCTTGCTCCTCCGTATATAATAATAGGGTGATCGCTATATATAGTATCATCTACATAGAACTTTACATTGCATGGAACTTCCTGCGCATTTATAAAGTCTAGTTGAAACTTAAATGACATTATTTAACTCGATTTATACGATTATTTGCCTGTGCAAGGACACCAACAAGGTCAGACCCTCTTTGTACAAATGTCACCTGACCTGCCAATGCAAGTCCACCAGGTCCGATTTGTATTCCTCTTATAGGCGCAGCAGATTTTTGCGCACCAAACAACCCAGTTAAGTCAGGTACGCCAAGCCCTCTGCTCAGTACCGCTCCTAATCCCTTGCTCGCTGTACCACTTGGGTCAAGGATTCGTGCAAGAACCTTAATGCCTTCTATGACCGCAAGTTTTATGATAATTTTCTTTAATTCATCTCCTACTTTTTTAAATGAATCCCTTAAAGCATCTGCACCACTTTTGCCTTCTTTTATACCGTCTAAAAAAACATCTATCCCGCTTCCAAGTTGTTGACCTACAATAGCACCGAGTTCTCGTAAGTTTACTTTATTCTTTTCTGTGGCATCAGCAAAATTCTTATTTTCTTCATCGAGATTTTTGAAAAACTCTTTTTGTCTTCTTAGTACACCACCTGGATCTAATTTATTGTATGCTTCTGTTGTATCGTCTATATATTTATTAACAATATCTAATTCTTTATTAAATGATTTTTCTAATCCCTTTATATAGTCTTCTCTTTCTTTTAAATAATCTCGATAATCTGCCGCTGATTTTTCAAATACTTGCTTTTTTAAGATTTTTACCTGTGCTTTTAATTCATCATCTTTAAACAATTTTCCTGCTTCAATAACTGCTAAATCAAACTCTGCTTTTTCTAAATCTTGAAATATCTTTATAGCATCTGAAGCAAATAGGTCGAGAGCATTTATTCTATCTTTATATCCTTGTATTTTAAATTTTAAAATATCTTCTTCTAATTTCTTTTCTTTCGCTATTTCCTTTTCTGTTAAAGCTAACCTGCGTTTATTTTCTGCTGCTAATTTTTCTGCTGCATTTTTGTCTACATCCGAAAATACGCCAGTAAAATCTATCGCATTAAAAAATGATTTTTGCGACTCAAGTAATTTTTTTGTATTTACATTAAACTTACCAGTCAGTTCATCAATTAGTTGCGCAAATGTTTTTGGTGGTTCTTTTACTAAAATTTTTACTCCTACTACAATATCGCCACGAGGTTTTATATTTAATAACTCCTCCTGTCGTTTTATATTTTCTTTAGTCTGGTTTGCAGTCTTTTGCCTTTCCTCTCTTATTGCTTTTTCTCTTTCAAGTAATTTCAATAATTCTTGAGCATAAGAACTTGCTAATTGCTCTAATTGTTTTGTTTGTTGTTCTATAAAAATTTTAGCAACAAAACTCTTTATATATTTATCATACGATTTAGTTAATTCGTCTATTGTTGTTTTCTCAGTATTAAGATTGCTAAAGTATTCTGGAGCAATCTGATTTAGTTTTTTTAATATGCCTTCTTGGTCTGTTCTGCTTTTAGATAAATTAGGATATGCGTTTACTAATACCGCAACCTCAGCTATTTCTCCTCCTAATTTCTTTGCATAATTTGTTTGTTCTTCACTTAATTGACCAGTACTTCCAATAAGGGCATCTACTGCTTTACCTAATGAACCATACTTTTGTACAAGCGCAGTTACAACGCCTATTACAGCACTAATTGCAATTGAAATTCCCGCAGGTCCGAATAAGGTAGTCCTAAATGCTTTGAATGCGCTACCTACGCTTCCAGTTTGTGATTTAAGTGACCCTAATTGATCGAATAATATTGGTAGGTTGTTAGATATTGCTATAAACCCAAATGGCAAATCCCTAACAACTTGGTTTAGACCATATACGGCTAGTCTTGCTTTTTTTGATTGATCTCCTAGTTCCTTTATGGCTGGTCCAACGCCTATATTTCTTATCTCACTTAATGTGCCTCTAAGTTCTTTTGTAGATCTGTTAAAAGCCCCTAATGTTGTTACATCAAATGTATTTTTTGCTTCTTTGTTTATTGCAGATAAAGCAGAAGTAATCGTAGCTGCTGTAGTCTTGCCCTCTTTGGCAAAGTCTTCCAATCCATTAGTAGCGGTAGCGAAACCTCTGACTAATTCTATTGTCTCGGCACTTACACTAATAATTAACTGATTGTCATTCGCCATCTGCCAAAGGCTTTAAATATCCTGCACGTTTAAATTTCTCAATAATCAAGAGATTTTCTATGTCTTTTTCTCTATTCAGTTTCTTTGGCTCGTTGTCATCAAATGGCAATGGGAGGAATTTGGTCAGGTCATTGGTGACCGATTTGCTTCCTCCCATTACTTTAACCATTGTATGTATTGTCAACCGGGTCTGCCTCCAACTTTCTACTGTACTCCTCTCGTGATGCTCCTTCGCTACCGAGAACTCCCACAAAGTCATGCAGTAGAAGTCTTTGGGTCGCATTTGCATTTGCCCTATAGCATACCCGAATAACTCTTTGAACTCTACTTCATTGTCGCTTTCCTTTTTTTTTCAGCCTCCTTGTTTTTATTAAGGAGCTTGCTATCGCTAAAGGTTTTGACAATAGCTTGAAATAGATTCGGGTCCTCCAGGTATGCTTGATCTAACATCTCAAAGAAATCTCCTCTGCTCATTGATGATTCATCGACATATAGACACCAATTAAGGTATCCGTGCCATGCCATCTTAGAAATCTGCGCTGCTGTCATAAAAGCCCTCTGGCCATCGCTTGTCTCGCTGATTTCATCGAATGCGCCTTCTGCGCTTAGTCCGATGATTGCTTGCATTCCAAAGCGAATCCCAAAGGTCTTGTCAGCAACGGATACTGTTAGTGTACCGTTGTTCATATATCGCGTGGTTTGGTTTAGAAGGTAATGTCAAGGTTACCCGTCATCGTCAGTTCACCGCTGAACGTCAGGGTAGCACCAGCATCGCCAGTAAGGTCGAGAGAGGTCACATAGGCAGAACCAGCAGTAAAGAAGTTGTTGCCAGAAGTGCCATTGTAAATCCTCCAGTACAGCAGCGTACCATTGCTCATCCAGTTGAGCATATTCTTATAGGTTACCTGCGCAGCCGTAGGGGCAGTTTCGCAGATAGCTGCAAAAGGTACAGTCACCTGCAGGTTCCCAAGCGATACGCTGATTCCGCAGAACGTCTCGGTGGACGTTACGTCACGGCTCATGTTAGAGCCGGTAGAAGTTAAACAAACAAGAGTGCTGAAGTTTACCCCATCAACTGAAAGTTCTAATGGGGCATTGATTGAATCTATTGCTGCCATTTTTTTGTTTTTATATGTCCTGTTGTATTTCGCATCTGTAGCGTTCCACCTTTCGGATTACCCATTTTGTATTGTTCTGCTCCGATAAGTAGCTGGAAGTTTCCCGATACAATCCATTGACCGACCATCCTGCATCTAATGAGATGCCAAACGATGCCAAATTGGGCATTAAAATACCCTTTATGGAGTTTGAAACAGTATCTACAACATCCTTAGTCATAGCCCTGTTCTGGTGGTGGCAAATGTCAATGACCAATACGCTTCCGGTCACAAACTTATGATAATTTCTTCTATCGTCTGCATACTGATTTCCAAGCACTATAAAAAGATTAGGTGCTGTATCTGAAGCAAATTCGTCATAGACTGGCACATAAGTACCATTATAGGTTATATTGGCATGTAAAGCATTATACACCGCCTTTCTAAATATCTTTTCCGGATCCTGAAAAATCATTTTACTGCTTTTTGTATGATATCTTTACTCTTGCGCAGTATGTTCTTTATTGCATTATCCAAATTTACGAAGAAGTAACCCCTTCCGTTGTCAATTGGCGCAAAGCCAGTTTGCACACCCTTAATTGGTTTCCCTATGATTTTCATGTATATGGGATACCAAAATTGTTTAGATATACCCTTAAATTCTGCCCAAGCATAGATGCTTTCCTTCGCAGATTTACCAGACGAGTTTGTTTTAACACCCTTAAAATTCAGGGCTATATTGGCATATCTTCTAGTAGGCCTGACTTGGCTGCGTATCCCAAACTCCGCAAAGGCTGCGTGTTCCGACAGAGATTGATATTTAACTACATCCTTCTCTCTGACTACACTAATTTTATTTGCTAAGTCACCTGTGTATCTTGATGCAGATGCCGTTGCCTTTGCTGCTACCGCTGCTTCATTTAGTTCTCTCTCGACTACATTGTAAATCTCTGCCTTCACTTGCTTTGGAAACCTTTTTATATAGTTCAGCACAAGTGTCTGATTCTTGATCTCTATTTTTATGTTATCGGGCATTATACTTCGGCTATAGCAAATATGCGCCACATACGCCTTTTTTCTCGCAAATTGGTAATACCATTGATGGCGTATCTTTTGCCTCTGTACAATATGGTATGGCTCTTGGTAGGCGTGAAATTCGTAGTGTATTGTACATCGAAGTTGTACGAGTCAATTATGACCCCTTCATTGTGCAGGAACGTCCTATTGCTGCTAGTAGGCCTTGCCCATGCAAAAGTCTCATAGACCGTAGTCATAGTTTCTACAGCCCCGCCAGAATCCTGGCTGGTTGGCGTAGATGTCTGAAATGCTATCTTTTGCCCTATCATACGGCAAACCTTCTGACGTTCGTAATTATACGTTGCGCTTCCATGCTTGTCTCTAATTTACCTTCCTGATATTCGCCTCGATGATTAAAAACAAAGGCAAACATTTGTAGCACAGCGAGTTTTAGATCTGGGGGTACAGTCGTATATCCTGCCTTATACTCTATCTCATAAATGCCATCCCTGTCGACTTCTATTATCTCATCATTAGCCCCAAAGTTGCTGGGTAGTTCGGCATTAAACCAATAGTTTGGACCGGTCTGATCAGGGTCACAATAGGCATAGCTAAATTGCTTTACAGGCGAATAAGATAATTGGAATGGAACGTCTGCATGAATCTTTACAGTTTGCCTTACTGTTTTCTCTACAAGAGCCAATCCTGTAGATTGCTCTACAGCCATTCTCGCAGCACTAATATAGATGGGTATAATGCTGTCATAGTCTGTATAATCAATAGAAGCATGTAGTTTCGCCTGCTCAACAGTTATTGGTTCCGAACCTGTGTCGGTAATCTTAGTGCTTAATACCGTATTTATTGACATTGCCGTTTTGATATTTTGTTGCTATTTCTGTAATCCAACGCTCTATTTCTGCCAATTCCTGCTGTGGATCAAGTTCTCGGCTTCTGGCTTTAGCCTTATCACTCCACTTGCGATAGGTTTTCTCGTTATGCAATTTTTCAATCGCCTTGACCCATTCGTCTATATTCATTCTATCCGACACAAATATACCTGCATTTGCGCAATTTTCTTTCAGTCCTGGTGTATAACTTGCTATGACTGGTATGCCGCTACACATAGCCTCTGTCGCAGTACGACCCCATGACTCGTACAAGCTTGGCATTATGAGGATTTTGGTCATTTTGTATATAGGAAGTATATCTACCTGCTTATCCATAATAAGCACATTCGGTGGCTGGTCTGTTATTTGACCAATTTTCATGGGTTCAGAATACGAACCCTTGACACCAAGAAACTTGTAATCCGGCATTTTACAGGCTATATCGCGCAAAATCTCTCCTCCCTTGTTTTGGTCTAAATTTATTAGTGTAATGTATTGTCCATCCCATGGATCCTGTTTAATGTCATAATATCTGTAGTCAGTAGGTGGATGGAAAACAATAGATGGATGCGGATATTGTAATTCTTCCTTTATCCAATTAGAATTGTAGACAATATATTGCTGCAATTCTGCGTTCTTAATATGCTCTCTTGGGAATGAATTATGTATAATTTGGAAAACTGGTTTCTTATATATACCAGCAAGAGCCTGTGTCCATGCAGAATAGTCTAAGTGGGTTATGATTGCATCTGCCTGCTGAAATAGCATCGTTTCGTTGTATTGATCTGGCGGGAAAATATCAATGTTTTCCCAGATATAATGACTTTCTATTTTAAATTGGTTTGCTTGTTTTAGCAATACTTTTATAGTATGTCCTTTAGACTGTAAATACTTGTTTAGCTGATGCAGCATCATTTCTGCGCCACATACATGATGCGGTGGATACAAATGGATCGAGGAAAGTATTGTCATTTTATATGATTTTCCAGTTTTCGCAGTATATATCTCGTGTATTTAAATGTGCAGCATCAGGTCCAAACCATTGTTTAGGTGCAATAATATCTCCATTTTTAAGCCACGCTGCCCACCAACTAAATGTACTATTTGCTATAATGTGCGCTTTGCAGGCTTTCATAACCCTAAAGGAATCAATTGTATTTCCATCATAGAACCAATGATCTCCGTGAGGCAATTGTCCTAAATGCTCTTTGGCTTTATATATATCTTCAGAAAAAACCATGTATGGACCAGGTAGTATCGCCATAGCCTGATGATAGTATTCCTTTGTGCAGATTGGATGGTAATTACTGCCATAATCCCCCATGCGGATATGTATGGATGTATATGCTAATTCTTCATGTTCTTCTTCCAAAGTAAAATAGTGCCTAATTAAAGTCGAAATATGCTCAAAGTATTTGCTGGATTGCAAATGGCCAGAATAACTGTATCCATCCGGATGCTCTAATCCTTGCCATCCCCAATTTATATGATATTCTGGCAGACTCTTATGTTCTTCTGCTTGCTCAGGTAGCTGATTTTTAAAATACTTTGCTATTGATATGTCTTCTTTTGTTCCAAATCTTTCCAAGGCATCGTAGTTGACCCATTCTGGAAAACTGTATTGATAACCATTTGCTTCTGCAATACCTACGATAGAAGCTATCTGGAACATCTGATTCCCCAGCCTGCCATACCTGCCAAGAGAATTAAATGTTATTGCCATTCATTGTCACGTTTCCGATGATGATGAAAGATGACCGGATATATTCTATCATTTATGCCATCGTCATATATAAATGCCCCGTTATTATAGTGTGCCGGCCACCAATAGGTCTTGACTTGATATTTGTGCGCCAGACAGGTAAGAATTGATTGGTCATGCCTATGCTCTTGGAAACCTGGCGCATTGTTCATCTTTGATGGCGTATCGTCTATCATGTCGCAGATCGTACACCATAGATGCCATTTGTTTACCAATTGTAAACTTGCTTCTCCGGCTATAAACAACATTGCCGATGCCTGTACTTGCTTTATGGGCATAGATCTCCAGCCAGCAATACGATACATGACATCCATCTTGCACCAATGTTCATGTATGTACATATTACGAAAAAGTAATATATCTTTTCTTAGATTGGTCAGGTGTTTTAAATCATTTACGATTTCAACTCCTGCATCTGTATATAGCAGCATATCGCCATCTTTCATGTCCTTGAGATTGGCTTCTATGAAATAAGGCTTCCATAGCCAATAACCTGCGCCTCTTGGCTGCCGTAGGATATGCTTATAGTCCTCATAATAGTCCTTGTCTATGTCTTTTGGGGTATAGATGACAGACTGATCTGCTCCGTACTGCAAGGCACTCTTGCTAGCAAGGGTTGCTGCCTTGTCCATGTTTCCAGACGAGTAGGTGATATGCTTTAGCATATATCGCGTATGTATTTTTCTGATTCACTAAAAGTATCAGTATAGTCAACGTTTCTATTCCAAAGGTCAGAAAAAGCGGGCTTCTGTACGCAAAGAAATGGACAGCTAATCTGTGCGGGCATAGAGGGCAAAAGGAACTTATCGAGCCATGCGTCATACATCTGCCCTGTTTCGGGCTTGTAATAGCTATGGATGGCACTTATGGCCTTGTGTGTGTATCCTATTGCATGGGTCGTAAATGCGCTCCTAATGGTCCTTAGATGGCTTGTACAAGGCAAGGGCTGCAAGTGCTCTGGATATGGCCTTACATTTGCACCATAATACACCCAATCCCATTGCATAGCATTGAGTTCATTATGTACATCCCAGAACTTATCCATCCTGCGGAAACAGCAATCGTCCTCTAAGACAAGAACTTTTTCATATCTATCAGTAAAGCAATCTTCTATTATTTTGCGATGCGAATAGTTAAAAGACTCCCTGGGGGTGTCTTTATCTATGGAATCAAACCATACATACATGAGTCCTATCTCGTCAGCATTGCGCTCGAAAGCAGTCTTGCGGTCCTTTCTGTGCTTTTGACTTAGCACTATGACTATATCGTAGAAGTTCTGGAACATAAAAAAGAGGCGTACCCAAAGGTACACCTCCCAAACTCAAAACCAAAACAAGATAAAACTATGTTCCTGTAGTGCCGTAAACAGCAGCCTTTGGCTGGAAACTCAGTAGTTCGATGCGAGCCTCTGCACGGTAGGTAACAAGGTTCTTAATGAAGTCTGATTGATCAAACTCAGTAGAACGAACCTGGAAACCAGAAGCTTGTGCGATAGCAAAAGCATCGGAGTTGATGATGTAGAACCTACTGCCAGTAACTTGGCTATGAGGTACTACGGGTACACCATTAATACGGACAGTACCGTTTGCATCAATAGCTACTGAAGCAGGAACGCTGTAGTCACTAGGCTTAGTGAGTAGTACTTTGCTCCACGCATCCCAAGTAGTCAGAATTAGGTTAGCCATACCGAGGCCGAGGTCACCATGCTGGGCGAGACCCGAAATCATCTTGGCAACTGTTATGGTCTCCGAAGTGGAGAGGGCAGTAGAGTTGGTAGCGATGTTATTCAGAAAACGGGTATTGACGGCACGGTTCCAGTCCTCTACCAGCGATTGGCTGAGGTAGGATTGGAGGAACGGAAGGTCCTGCAGCATCTGACGGGTTACTTTGACATAACCAGCGATGAAGGGAACCGAAGTGTTCACCATCTCTACATCGTAATCAATCTGGGCTTTGTCGCTGCCTTCAGTCTGCTGTCCAAAAGAACCTTCGCCAACGGGGGATTTTCCACGAGGGAAAGACACGTTGCCGGTTGCAGTCGGAATGATGCGGAAGACATCGTACAGATGAGGATTATAGAAAGAACGCATGATGGGATTCTGCGTATAACTGATCTGGGAAGTGCCAGTAAGGTTATCAGTCAGGTTCATGGTTCCTACAGCCTTCATAGACATAAAAGACTTTTCGCTTCTAATAGAATCGAAGTTGTCGTTTACGATGTCAATGACAGCCTGCTTTAGGTGATCGGAGTTGCTCCATCCAGTCTTGTAGTCAGCGACAATAGCTGTTTTAACTTTTCCGGAGTCAGCGAGCAGACGATCAACATTCTGCTTTAGTTCTACGAGAGTCTGGCCCCTGCTGGCAGAATCTTCGTTGAGTTGTGCCACCTTCGCTTCGACATCCTTATTGATGCGGGCGAACTCGGCAGTCAACTCGTCCTTGTAACCCTTAATCTTAGGGTCAAGAACGTCGGTAATTGCTTTTACTGTTTCGTTCATTGTTATTTTTTTAAAAATGTTTAAGAGATATGAGATTTACTGCATCAATCAAGTCAGTTTCACTCTTTTGCTCAATTGGTGTCTCATCGACTACCTCTTTGCTACTCATAGTCTCTACTACCTGATATAGTTGTTTGATCTCCAATAGACACATTTCAATGGCATCATCTGTGGCATTGCTATTACGCACAAACTTCTCAAAGGTTTTAATTCGATCCTTTATGTCCTTTGTACTTTTCATGCCAAGCATAGGAGTAAATTCATTGGCTCCCCAAGCCGTCAGGGAAGAACCTTCATAAAGTTTTAGATCAAACATCTCGTTACCGTCTTGACCCTTTTGTTCTCTGACAACCGAAAATCCAATGCTATGCTCCTTTACAAGGTCGGATTCAACCATTTTAATAAAGTCTTGTCCGAGATTATGTGTACCGACTTTGGATTCATAATAAAGGCCATATTCATCTTCCTTCAGAATTTGCAGCATACCAAGAGGTTTGCTAGGGTCATGGTTCATCAAATGCTTAATACGACCCTTTGGAAACCATTCGTCAATGCTGCGCTTGAAGGCTCCAGGACGAATTATGTCTCCGTCAGAATCCTTTATATTAAATGCAGAGAAATAGCCGGTGACAATGCCCTTTTTAGCATCGACATCCTTGATGCTCTGACCAAATGACTTGTATCCGTATATCATATTCTTGTTGTCTATTTGTTCCAACTTCTTGATAGCCCATTCAATACCAGCATCGCCACCCCAGGCATCCCACATAATGCCACCACAGCCCTGATCATAGGGTACATCTTTGTTCTGCTGATGACGCTTGAACGACGCCATTCGTGCGATCGTGTCGCGGCTGATGGCCTGTCTCTCACTCAATTGACGAGCGCGAGTCCAGCCCACGGGCGTACCACACGATGACCCATTTTCCTCTTTATACTTCAATGCACGTTTGGCATTGTTGCTGGCTGCTTCTGGGTAATCGCTATAGGTTTCGGCTTTAAAAGACTTAGAATCTTCTTCTTCATCTTCTTCTTGTGCCAAAAATGCTACATAAGCACTAACAGCAGACTCTCTGCTGGTGTACTTACAAGGTCCATCGCCTATGCGATAAGTACCATCTCCGCATGAACGGACAGGCATTACTTTTTCGGTTTTTTCGGCTTTTTCAAAATAAATCAGTTAATCTAAATAAAATATCTGTGTCTAATATGTTTTGTTCCCTCATAATAGGCCTTCCAAGCGCATCTAAATTTGGAAGTATGTTTAATACGCATCTGCAATTTATGACGTTATCTGCACTTGCAAGTGGATCGCCAGGAAATCTAATTTCTTCGCCATTATTAAAAGCAACATTCAAAGGTAGAACAGTTCCGTGCAGAGCGGCATGACTAAAAGGATTAGATCGTACCTTTTCGTCTTCTGCGGTAATCCACTCCTTATATACTTCAAATGGCAATGTTGCTGCCGCAAGTAATATTCCTGCATTTAAAGCCCTTGTGACTTCAGTTCTGGCTATTCTATTTGCTCTAACGCTAGGTATATTGCTCTTTAACAACAATGCAACAACATCTGATTCTTTCATGTTTGCGCTTGCTGCATTGCCAAGTATTCTTAACAAATCCTTGCGAGTAGTTTGGTTTATATCGCCAACAAAAGTAACTCCATGCTGCTGCAAAAATGTATTGATAGAACTTTTCCAGATAGATTCAAAGCGCGTTATAGACTTCCATGCCGGTGGCATTTTTAGTCCCTTGTTAGTACTTTCTGATCGATTTATAAGTTCTCGGTATGTTTTTTTAGCATAGTACAAACCTACATCCATATACATTTTCATCAATGGCTCAAAGATGCTGTCATCATATAAAAGCCTTGATGTGTTAGCTATTGCTACGCTTATACCCCTATCTCTGACTATTGTCGCAGTATCCTTAAAACGCTTTCGTATAGCTTTATACATAGCGTTTAATACAGTCGATTCATGGCTTACAGAAGGTCTAATCAGTTCTCTCCAGTTGATCTTCTGTATCATTTGTCGCTGTGTGCCGTAATAATAGTTTTTCGTAATAAACCCTTCTGGCTTCATCGCGTAGCCTTTTTTCTATAATGCATTTACGTTCCTCAGGTATCTTAGGATACTTAGACATCACTTGCATCCAAATCTCTGCCAAATACATTTCCGTTTGGTATTGGTTGCATATCCTGTATCGGCTGAAAACCTGAAGGAATATAAATCATATTCATCTCTGGCTCAGGCCTTGCACCATAACGTAAAACTGCCCTACGCTCATTATAGGTCAGCCAATGCGCATCCCTTACAGAATCATTAAGGTCTTTAAGGTCTTTTTGTATTTCTGGAAGTTCTGTATAATCAAAGTCAATGTACAGTTTTCTGCCCTTAGCGACCGAGAAACGAGGCGTTAGCTGACGATTTAGTATATCGCGCAGCGATTTCCATTCAGGCAAAAGTTTGTTTACAATCAACTGCTTAATGGCTGATTCGTAGTTGTTATAGGTCGTATGCTCGGCATCAAATAAGACCGTAGGAACACCGTAGATATTGCAAAGTCGCTGCAAATTTAAACGCTGTGCATCTAGCAACTGCATATCGATAGATGTCATTCCAAAGTTATGATAACCCCAATCACCGGCTATAGCAGCGACAGCACCTTTCTGACTTGTATTGTTGATGCGCTCATTAATGTCATTCATTATGTTGTGCATCTGGTCCCTTGACATTGTCCTAGGCAATGATTTACCAAACAAAGCACCTTTTGCGCCATTGTTGACGTACATACCTCCAGAAGCCTTCTGCGCATTAATGCTATTGTCCAAGATATTCATGGCGGCTGTCAATGGACTTAATCCTCGCAGGTGCATATATTCTACGTCATCCACAACAGGGTTAAAATATTTCCATACAATCATATCCTTTTTGTCGACTGTCAAAACTGGTATGCCACCCTGCTTAATATAGAAACCATCGACACCAAATACGTCATTAGTCTTAGTAAGCACACCTACCATAGGTGGAGGAATCACCTGCATCTCTAAAGGTCTGCCACCTGCTAAACCACCTGTATTTAGGTATAGATCGCCTTCTCCAAAGATTAGTTTGTAGCCGTAGTAGTTTTCTAATAGTTCTGTCAGCGATTGGTACTCATTAGGTTGTTCAAGTAGCCTTGACAAATCATTTTCTACGACTACCTCCATTGACAGATTCTTCAGCATTAAGGCACGCTCCATGTTAGATCCTGTAAGAAATCCGCTTGGATTCATGGCTTTATACTGCGAGAATTTTTGCAAGTCCTTGATCTCATAAACATATACAGGAAATGAACTAAATTTCTGCGCTAACATCGATACTATGGCATAAATGCCTTCATGCGTATTGTATGTCTTAGCATATCGATAGTTCAATAAATCTTGCTGATACATCCTTGGCCTGTACTGATATAAATCAGTCATAGTTGTCTGCGGTACAGGAATGTATGGTAGGGCTTTTTCGCTTTGGAAGATACCCTTTATGCGGTCTATAAGTGTCATCAGATTACATACCAGTCAGGTTGGTCCACCTTTGAATGTGTAAATACAGCGTACCGGCACGCATCGATCAGGTGGTCCTTGTACTTTACAGGTACATCCATAGGACTACCAGACTTATCTAATTTCCAGCAATACCCCTTTAATTCGGCCATAAAATTAGATGAAAACTCAGTAACATAGAACGGCAACGATTTTATCTTCCGTATGCCCTCTAAAACGTCCTTATCTGCCTTTATGGCATTCCATCCACCCCTAAGAAGTTCTTCTATGCTTTCTGCTGCTGCTGCATCACAATAAAGCAAGTCTTCCTTGTAGACACCCTCTATATCCAGCTTTACTATAAGGTCGGCAGTTGTTAGACTCTTTTCATAGATAACTTCATGCGCGAACACCTTGTCATCCTTAAATCCAACCTTGACAACGGCAGATGGCGCATTGAAACCAAAGTCTACACCATAGACCACATCTTGGCAGTCATCTGGGAACCTTGGAACCATTTTCCAATGCGTAAATATTTTATGCAGGCTAACCCCTTTAAGACCCATGCCGAATACCCGCCAGTAGTTGTCATCCGCATCTTTCATGCTTTCGATGCGCTTTACTAGCGTCTCTTCGAGGTACGGATTGTCTTTATATGTTGTAATGTAAAAATCGGATTCTGGTTTACTTTGCCAATCATAGAACCAGCCTTCATCATCAGATGGGTTAAAATCTAAAACCGTTTTCTCGGTTGTACGCAGAATTAACTGCATGGCAGACTCTTTTTCTATCTCATTGGCTTCATTCATGTACAGGTAATTGCGCTTCCGACCCCTAATTTTTTGTGGTTGGTCTGTACTTATGAACTCAATAAGATTGCTACCCATCTCATAGGTTAGCTGAGTCTGGTTAAAGCGATTTTCATCCCAGATGCCAAGTTTAAGCATTACATCCTTAAAGTCTCTAAGGATTGTGCCTCTAATTGTAGGGAGCGATGCACGGCATATAGATAGCACCTTGTTTTCTTCGCCCATTAACTTGATGCAAAACCATATTAGGGTATTTACCGTCTTACCGGATCGTGCGCCACCTTGCAGTATCGTAATCTCTTTCTTTGAGTTCTCTAAGTAGTGATACACTATAGTTGTGCCAATGTCGATTTTTTTTTCGACACCTACAGTTACAAGTTCTTCAGCTTTCTCGATTCCCTTAGCAAGCCTACCAGTCTCTCGGGAGATGTGGTATTCCGCATTTTCAGGAATCAGTAATTTCTTCCGCGCCATCGGCATTTATTTGTATAGTCTCGTTTTTTGGCAAATTGACCATGACGTTAATCTTGGTTTTCGTTGGCACATTGGCTGCTGCCTTAGGGTCCTCTTGGTAACCCCTATGCTTCAGCTTTGTCTTGCAGTAGAATATAATAGCTTGAGTATCACCCTCTTGTATTCTTCGCATTAACTGATCTTCAACATTATCTCCTATTTCTTCAATCAATACCATGACCTGAAAGCGAAAATCTCGGTCATCATTAAGCCATCGCAGGTACATATCCCTGCCCAATTTCATTGATCTACAGGCCTCTCCGATGTTGCCTTTGCATATTCTGAGCATATCAAGGAACTGGAATTGCATATTTTGTATAGCCAGTTCGTCCATTTTTAAGTATATTTTAATAATTTTTGTTTATATCTTTGATATATTTGTAGCATGATAGACATTATCATTATATTGCTGGTGTGTTTCTATGCTACAGGTAAAGTGTTTGCTATGGACATATATGATCAACTTGACTACGAATGCAAATTAATACTAGATGCTATGTCGGCGCAAACAAAGTTAGACATATTGCGAGACATCTATGACAGAGCCATACATATGATACTTAACAATTACCACGATACAATAGAACAAGACGTATTAAACGATTATGTCAGTATTATACAAGTAAAGTACAAATTATGTCGAACCATCTTACAAAATCAGGAACAGACCATAAATTTTGCATACTTGAACTAACCGCAGATAACTGCATTTTAACCCCACCTATGTATATGTCAGAAATACAATTATTTATTAAACGTAAATATGGTGAGCAGCCGTTAAACTATTTTAATTCAAACTACGCATTATGGATTGTAGATATTTTTGATCGTCAAATACGTCCACTCTCATTAAAAATAGAAATATGACAAGAACATTTGACATTCCAGTAGAGTTTGCCGAAGACATACTCATGGTCACAGTGACTGTAGATGCAAGTTATGGCAATCATGGCATTGGTAGTTACGAGTATTGGGGCTATAAGGGCAATGACGTGCAAATGGGCTGGTTGATAGAAGACTATACTTGGGATGAAACCAAGTACACTATTGAACAGAACCAGGCTATACATGAAGCTTGTATGCGAGAAGAATCAAACTTTTATGATGCCATAAATGAAGAATTATGAAACGTACACCATTGCAAATTTTAATCGAGGATCATTACGGTGATCTAAAAGTATTAGTCGATGATATAGACCAGTTCCTCGAACTGGAGCGCAAAATGATTATAGACGCTTTTAATGCCTGTGCAATGGAAGAAATTCTTAACAATAAACGCTATATTAATGGCGAAGACTATTATGAGCAAAATTTTAATTCTTATGACTACGATTTAACTAATTTCTAATGCTACACGAACTGCCAGAATACGCTACACATCCACGCGATTATATTGTCTGGGTTGGCATACAGCCGCAGAGACACACAAAATTTAACTTTGTTTATACTGATGCACCTTTGTATAGCAACCTGACCCAAAAAAAATTGCATATAGGCTTCACATCTAGCTATATGTATCGTTACAGGCTGAGAGGGCAACTGCGCAATGCACCCCTTTTTAACATATATATATATAAACCTCTTTTACAACTGTATAGAATAAGAATGGAAGAACTTTATATGCAATATCTGCATATATCTTATGATCCATACTATTTAAGCATAGACACAAAAACGTTTAGCCTCGATGATGCTGCTGGCACAATTCTATACCAGATCACAAAAAGATCATATATCAAAAAAAATTTACCTTAGTACCAAAAAATATTATGGTAAACGTCTATTTAGCTACTGATTTAGAAAATCCTGTAAGGCAATTTCCTTCTGTTTTTCAGTTCGCAAAAGAAGAACTGGCTGCTAGAGAAGGAACGGCAATGGCTGCTAACTTTAAAGCAGTATCAACGGCAGCGTATAATAATGTCAATTCTAAGAAAACCTACCGTAAAATGTATTCTGCGCTTTTCTGCTGTCATATACAGCTACGCAGACCTTAAATAGACTCCAGTATATTCTTTTGTATCTTGTTGATGATCTTAAACGCCAACGAGGCAGTCCTTATTTTGCTTTGTTGCATCTCGTCATACAAATCATCAGAATATTCTGTTACGCTACTTAAAATACTCAACTGACTTTCTACGATTTGTAAATAGTCTATTGTTACTGTTTCTTCTTCTTCTTCTACTACTTCTTCGCTCATAGGATTACACCTTTATGAATCCGGTAGTTTTTCACCGAGAAATCTCCTCCTTTTCTCTGCGCCACCGCAAATCCCTGTGACCAACGATTTAGTTTGGCATAATCTGGGTGCATATTACACAAGCAACCGACACTCCAGGTGGTCGTTATATTACCATTCATATCCGTCTCCGTATGCTCTGATACTTGATGAGCATGACCTTGTAAACTGGATACCTTAGACTTTAAAAACAGCCCACGAGCAACATTTACAGATTGAAATATACCTGTATTGTATTCATGACCATGTATGATGTTTAAACTACCAAACTGGACTATTCTTTTGTCTTTAATAATTTTAACACCAGGCATTCTATTTTCTATAACAGTTTCTATGTTAAACTCTGGAACACCCGTCAATTCTGCTGCCTTCATAAATAAAAAGTGATCGTATCGTTCCTCGTGATTACCTAATTTGTAATAAATGTTAACATTAAAATGCTTTTTAAGAATGTCATAAAATTGTTCCAAAATTTCCAACTCGCCTGATATGGATCTTGCTTTTGGGTCCCTTACAAAACGACTCAGACCATAAAAATCCAATATATCTCCATTTAGCAAGATAGCTTCGCACCCTTGTACCTCCATATACTCAAACACAGCCGTCAAAGCCTCTATATCGTGATATGGGATATGTATATCAGACAATATCAGAATCTTGCTTTCCTCTATGCTATATGGCTCATAACTCGTTGCATCGCTTGCAGGGAAGGCATAAGGATTCATCACACGAATTGGCTTCTTAGGATAGGAACATTTACCTCCACGCTTATTCGGATATTTTCCTTCTATATATCGAAGAAACCTCCTTGCATCCTCCACATCCTTAAAAAGCAACTCATTCTCACTATACATTATTCTTGCAAGTTTCATGGTTGGCATTCCCTCGCCGTGCTTTATACGATATGCCTTAGCCATCTCTGTCTTAGTCATACTAGATAGATAAAACCTATTAAGTTTAGGCCAATGTGATCGGTAAACTCTAGTTTCCGTTGTTTGCGTAAAACGTGAGTTCCTTCCCTACTGCCCGATTTATTAGTATTACCCTCTATCGTATTAATAATTTTGTCTCGCGCAGACTCTACTATACCAATATGCCCACGCCATCCCTGTCCATATCGCCATACAATCAGGCTACCAGGCCTAGGCACTCGCCCAACCCTATAATATTCAGACCCAGCAAAATTTGCATAAGTAGCCGTACAACTTGGCTGAAAAAGTTTATCAAATCGCATCCACTCCTCCGTGCCGGCTCCTGCCGCCTCCTTGGCCACCAGTTCACAAAAATAACAACACCAGCTATGATAAGGCTGCCAACCGGTTGCCACCATCTTATCCTGGAACTCCTTGCTGACAAATCCAGAATTGCCATCAGTCTCCTGCTGACCCACATATTTTGCTGCCACCTGCAATAACCTAAGTATATCCATAACACAAATCTATGCGTTTTTTATAGTTTGAAAGTTTACAGCAGCAATTCGCATCAACATGATATAGTATGTATACAGTTATATCAATTATATAGTTAGCCAAGATTATCAGTTAGTAATACAAAAAACAATTTAAACAGATTTTAAAAAACTAATAGGACGAACCAGATTTTTGGGGGGCATCACAGGGTTTTTTGATTTCTGTTCTTGAATTTTTACATTTGGGACCATCTGCGCTAACTTATTAAATTTCAGAGCATTACGCAACATATTACAATAATTTTTAATGTTGCCAATTTGTCATATACCCAATAAGTATTATTATGTTAATCAGAATTCTGCTGTTTTGATAAAACGGTTTAGCACAACCAAGCACATTTTTTTGCTTTCGCGTTTTTTGTCGCTGAATAATATCTTACTTACTCATTTATATTTTTTTGTATACATACATATATATATATAAGTATTCGCATATATATGTACATATGATCTTGTACATAAATCGAATATAAACGTATATAAGACAATATAAGCGCATATACTTACTTTGATGTATATACATACATATGAGCATGTTTACTGTCTTAAAACGTCTATAAATAAGTCTAAATAAATATAGCATATATGCCACACGTTAAGGCATAAAAAAAGGGGAGGATATCCCCCCCCCCAAAGATGCGGCGAAATTATTACTTAATTATTGAATTTGACGGGAGTATGTAATCGCGCAAGTTTGTTGCGTTATTTTCGTCAAAAGTCGAACCGTCATCCTCCTGCCAGTTGTCAATGAATTGTGGATTGGTTATAACTTTTGTGAATTGATCACTTGAATTATGTACTTGATGAGGTCATGTTTGTCCTGATAATAATTGGCCGTTATTTTTTCGACAATTTCATAAAATTCTGGCTTATATATGCCGTCCTCTTTGTCTTGGTTCTCATAATCTTCCAATGTTTTTTCGGCTTCTGTCATGGTGCTAAATTCGTCTATGACGTTACCTGTTTCTCGGTCTTGTATTATGTATTTCATTTTATGGTTTTTTATTTAATGTGTGTGACATGTTTTACATTTATTGATTTACGGTTAATTTTTCCATGAATTGTGCAGCTATTCCCATTGGGATATTATGGCATCCTATCTTAATTGTTTCCCCGTCATTCGCTATGCAGGTAAATGATCCAATTTTTTTGCCTTTTATTTCTTGCTTCTGTGTTATTGCATCCCATAGGGACATCGCAGCATCCAAGGGAACAGTAGCCCCTCTGCTGGTTTGAATTTCGTTGCCATTCGGTGATAATCGGAGATGGATTGGCGAATGGTATAAATAGCCATTGTATTCATGTTTTACCCATTTTTCCAGGTTATGATGTTCCTTTTGTGCCTTTTTTATGCTTTCTTGTTCTGCCCTTTTTTGCGACATTTCTGCACTTTGCGCTGCCTTGTCGTATGAGGGAAATTTGCTTATTGCTGTGTATTCTTTACCCCATCCTCTGCATAATGATATGTAAATTTGATATAACCTATGCGCCCTTGCAAATTCCCTACTATACTTTATTGCCCTTGTTTGTTTATTAAGAGCATCATTAATTTCGTTTGATACATAATCGATCGATTTATGTGCATTGGCTGTGTTGAAATAGCAATAGCCAAAAAATTCACTTTGCATGTCTACTTCGACCCGAATTCCATCATCTGGCAAAGAATTGTGGAGTTCATTAATATGCTTACCCGTCGTTCTGCTAAAATTATTATTATTTATAAAATAGAATTTATGTCCATTGGGTGCTATGACTATTTCGCCAATTTTGAATGATCTGCGATAACTATAAATACAATCACCCTCAAAAAATAAGTTTCCTTGCCTGTTCCGTGCGCTCTCTTGTGATTGATTCGCCCATAGATGACAAACCATAGCGTTAGTGTGTACGTGTTTCATTGTGTTGTGTTTTTTTTGTGTTAAATTGTTTCTGTTGAGGATTCAAGGTGGTAAAACGTTGCGATTCTATATTCGTCGCGTTCCGATTCATATTTTTCGTAATAGGCGTGACTCACAAAAGAAACCCGATAGGTTTTGGTGTTGGGGTAATAATAATGCACCTCTATTTTTTCTGACATTGGAAGTTGGGGCCAATAATCGGAAACATCAATAGTGTGAAAGTCGTGGTGAATGGGTTGAACTTGCATTTCATTAATTTTTTTCGGTAAATAATTTATTTAAAATGATACACGCGGACATTGATATAACGCCGCCAGCAAGTAAGGCCTGAATGCACTGAATGAATTGTTCCATGTTTTTTAAATTTGGTGAGCTACAAAGATATGATAAAATAAACCTATTTCCAAATAACTACAAAGTATTTTCACATATTTTTATTTTGCTTGCTTATTTAATTGTTTTTCAGTTGATTATGTCATTTAACGTTTTTTTGGACGTTTATGGCATGGTTACGGCACAAACAGCTGAACAAACCATACCGAATACATGTAAATTTTACCACATATGACATAAATAGGGCATTTTTGCTACATATGCAGGATTTCTGTTATATGTGAGGCATTTTTGCCACCTGGCACTTTTTTGGCTACTGGTTCCTTTTTTTTTAGGACCCCCCGCCAAAAATCTGTCCGGTCTTCGGAAACCCAGCCGACCCAGCCGACCGTGACCCACCCAGCCCATATACACATGCTGTAGGCAATCAGCGATATACATACAACGATATACCATGATTTTTTGGCGCGAAATTTTTGTCAATCTGCATACTGGTTGTTGCGCACCTATGGTCTGCTAAAACGATAAAGCAATATCGGTGTATCGATGCCAAAAATCTGGCAATGACCACCAAAAATCTGTCCGGATCGATTAGAGGCGATTTAAGCCCCTGTTAGGCATTGAGTAATAGGTCGACCTTACTGCATATGAGAAAGCCCCGCCTTGGGCTTCTAATAGCTTCTGGCGAGGCTTCCTGCTGCTTGCACGACTGCTGTCTAATCAAAACACCCAAAACCTATGAACTT